TGTCCTGTCTGTCCAAAGATGACCAAATGGTTGGACACTTGTCCAAACTGCTTGTCCTTCATGTCCAACCTTTGCATAACTTATTGTTATCTATGAGAAATTGTTGGACATCTACCAACCTCTTGATATGTCTATCCGCTGTCCTTTGAGACACACCTAGCTCTATTGAGACAGCCTCTTTTAGGACACGTCTGGACACCCAATTTTCACCGAAATTCTCCACAATTTTGTGATATTCGTCCTTCACGACATCTTCAGCACGATCCTCTTTTGACATGCTTTTGCGGCTATCTTGGATCTCCATGAGCGCCACTGACTTTGCAGGATTGCCATCAGCGCCCATCAATTCTTTCTCTATGTGAATGAAGTTTTTCGGCTCAGGTATCATGGCGTCCTTCATTTTTGTCCACTTAACTTCCACCTTTGCGATCTGATCGTCGCCCCATTTCTCCACCATAAATTCGCAATCGACAGCCCCCAGAAGCGCAGAGCTACCCCTAGCGCGATCCTTATTTCCGTGGCCGGTATGATGTACTGCCAGCACAGTGCAGGAATAATCATCCCGCATATCATCTACTGCCCTAATCATTGCGCCCATCTGCTGGGTGCTATTTTCGTCTGCTGCGCCCATTGCTCTTGCTAGTGTGTCGATCACGATTAGCGCTGGTTCGCCATGCTCTTCCACCATGCTATCCACCACGCTGCGTAGCTCTTGCACATGCTCTTCATCTGTCAGCACAATGGAGCGGCTTGATTTAAAGAAGGGTAGCCCTTTGAGCGTGACATCATTCTCTGCGGCCCATGCTGCTGCACGTCTGGCAAAACCATTGTGACCTTCACCGGCAATATAGAATACTGGCCCGCCATCTACTGCATGACCGTGAAACTCTTTCTGTGCAGCTATGCAGAGCGCCATATCTATCGTGAGGAACGTTTTTCCTGCCGCTGGAGCGCCAAAGCATACTGCAAATGTATTCTTCTCTAGCAGTCCATCTATGATCCACTCTGGCGCTTTAAATTCCAGATCCCCCAGCGGAACGAATAGCTCCTTCTTTTTACGCACCTTTTGCAATTCAGCGGCCACTGCTGGCTTACCATCACGCAGCATAACGTCATTCCAATCGTCGCCCTTTCTGCGCGGCGCTCTGTATGGCATTCCCGTTTTATTTGCTGCGTCTATGCCTGCGCTATCGTTATCTGCCGCTATAACAAACGTAGCGTTGGGTTTGGCTTCTTGCAGGATAGCTGCCACCTTTGGCAGATTACCGCTGCTCAGCGCGTATATACATGGCCTGTCGGTGCTTATGTGAACTGATACTGCTGTGGCCCAACCCTCTGCAATATAGGTAAGCCCTTCAGCGGAACCGCCTATGACTGCAAATGCATTCTCCGTTTTGCTGCCTTTGTTGAACTTCTTGTCGCCATCTGGGCTAATCTTTTGTGATCCTGCCTTTTGCAGCTTGCCATCCGTGAGATGATAGAACGGCACGACTACGTTACCGTCTAGCTCCTGAGCGCCTATTAGCGGCACTCCTTTGCGCTCATAGTAAGCTTTTGGGGTTTCATCCTTAAACGGGTTTTTTGCGCTTGGCAGGCTTGGCCAGTCGTTTACTTCCATGATTGGCCATAGCTCCATATTAAGAAGGATCTTTTGTATAGCCTTCCAGTCGCCACATTGCCTGCAATTTACGCTTACATTGCCGTTATATTCCTTGACCCAGAAGCGGTCATTTCCGTTGCAATTTGGGCATGGTCCTTTATACTCGCTGCCATGCTTCTTCAGCTTTAGCTGATTGGCTATTAACTCACCCCAGACATGCCATTCTGCGTCTGGATACTTGTCTTTTTTACCGTTTCCCATTATAAACTCCATATTCATACTGCTCCTTATAAGGGCGCTGCGCTCTCCCACGCAGCGCCCTACTTTTATTTAGAACGGGATTTCATCATCAAATGATCCGCTTGCTGGTGCATCAATCACCGCCGCTGTTGGTGTAGACGCTGGCAGACCAAATGGGTCATCTGCTGGCTTGGTATCTGCAATACTTACAAACCCTTCCATTGCCGCAAATGGTGATGCCTGTTCCATTGGCTTATGCTCTAGCACTTGCACCGCCCGCAGCCTGAGTGACACACCGGCTTCGCGCATGTTATATGGCACAAACGTCACTGCCACGTTTACGGTGCTGTCTGTGGTCAGCATAAAGTCATCTGCCAGCTTAGTGCCTTTGGCATCATATTGGCCAACGCCATTGGTTAGCTCGCCATTATAGTTGCCTTTGAGCTTGGCTTTGCCAATGAAGATTTCATCGCCATCCTTTTTGAATGGCATATTGAAATCCTCTGGCCATTCCGGTTTGCGCTTTGATGCGTATGCTTTGCGCATTTCATCCAGCAAAACCTTTGCCTGATCGCGTGTCATCTTGAATGACATCTCATATGCCGCATTGGGGTCTTTGGCATCGCATGGCACTGACCTTTGCTCCTCAGCGGAATATTTGTAGGTTTTGTTGATACGCGGCCACAACGCTTTAACGTTCTTGATGGTATATTGCATTTATTGCTCCTTTGCTTTTAACCATTCTGGTAGTTCAATGATATTAACCTCAGGCCAATCAGTCGGGTATGACTGCTCATCCTGAGCCCTCTTTATGCGCCGCAGAATATTCATCATTCTCTGATGCGCATAATCCAATACGCCATTGCTGAGGACGTGAACCCCTACAGCATATGGCGGTGATTTTTCCACTGCGGCGAATATGCAGTGTGTCACAGGCAGCTTTTCGATTGCAAGGACATATCTGTAGAATGCCATTTGCAAATCATAATTGTATGACCAAATGTGGCGCTGAAACTCACGCTCTGATGGCCCAGCGTCTAACGTGCTTTTTAGATCCAGCAGAAGGCCACCTTCTTTTACATAGCAGTCGGGCCTACAGCGAAGCCCAAGCCCTGTTTCTGGGCAACTGACGAATATGCTGTGTTCTATCATTGCGCTGGGATGCCTCACAATTGAGGCTACCCTTGGGTGGCGCAATGCGCTTTCTGCCATTGCATTACAAATGTCGTAATCGCTTTGCGTTAGTAGAAGCTTATCTTGCGCCTCTGCTTCTTCCTTGGCTTCACTCCACGCCTTACCTCTGCGCGTTTCTGGGCCGCGTATAACGCGCCCTTCATCTGGTTCTAGGGTTAGCTCGTGAAATCCCGTTCCCAGCGCCAGAGCAGGCGTTTCAGAGCGTACAGCGCCCTTCCAGTGGGCCAATGACTTAGACGCAGCTTTGACATCACTGCTGCTGATTTCATCACGCTCATGGTAAGCATGATTAGACATGCTAGGATCAATCAATGTCTTGCCATTGGGTTAGGTGTGAATTTTTTGTCTGTAGTAGATCCAGCGACTAAATCTTTCTTATATTCTTCGACAGTCCTATAATCGCTAGGATCTAAAAATCCCTTAAATGGGCTGTCTTTGACGCCATACCTTTTTGTCCACACCATCTGTACGCCCAAATGAAACTGGTCATCCATTTTCTTTCTCAGCGCCCTTTGGAAGTCATTGATAATTCGTTGGCTAATTTTTATGCCAAGGCTATCGATGGCTTGGCAGTATGCATCAAATAAAACTGGCAGATCCACCCATGTCTTTTCGGCCATGTGAATGAGCCAAGTGTAATCACTGCCAGCATCCAACTCCTCTTGGATGCGCTCAAAAGTGATTTCGTACCACCCATCTAATAAGATGGTATTTTCATCAAAGTCTATCTCACACTTCATTTGTCATCTCCAACTGGCGAGCTATTCTGTTCAATGCATCTGCTATTCTATTGACAGCCTTGCTGTCTTCCGTTGCCGCACCCAAATACTCTAGTGCCTTCGCTATCTCATGTGAGTTGTCAGAATGATAAAGCATACCATCAGCAAGCTTGTCATGTGCCTTTGCTATATCATCTAAACTCTGAGCCTGCCCATCAATGGCGCGTTGTACCGCAAATAGAGCTTGAGTGGTTGCCTCAACAACATGAGCGAGTTCCCCAGTTGCCTTTGCTTGATATTCATTCCAGTCAATTTTAGTCATTCATCATCTCCCTAACTAAGTAGCAAAATCCCTCTAAATCCAAGACAGCGACAAAGCCGTTGTCTTTTTCTTCGTACATGACCGCGTGTAGAGGAACGACAACACGCACATCACGATGGTCAAATTTATAGACAACACATGGCAGCTTGCCTGCGCGATTTGCTGCGCGACTGGCTTGACCCCACCAGTCTGGGCGCATTCCATCGCCAGATTTGTAGCGCTTGCATTCTATAACGAATGGAAAGTCTACGCCTCTTTCTGGCACCAGATCACCGTGATCGCCTTCGCGGTATTGCTCAAGATCGCGCTTGAACTTTATCCCAAGGTTATCCCATAGGTAATTGGCTATGCTGCGCTCAAACTGTGCGCCTTTTGCGCGTGAATTAACCATCTACTGCTGGTTGCTCCACATGAATGCCACGCTTTGCGAGGTAATCCCGCAATGCACCTTCGACGATGCCCGCCATACTGCGGCGCTCTTTTTTCTTTATGATCTTCATAGCCTCAACTAAATCTGGGTCTATGCGCACCAACAACTGATGTAATTCCATTGCAATTCTCCTTTGCTATATTTTTGATATATAAGTGCTTGCAAACTGTCAAGGGATAGCATAATGATATATTCACTACCTAATTAAATCAAATAATGGAGATACAATTATGACTTACAAAGGTTATGTTCTTGAAGCGCTGCACGGTAACTTCTTAAACAAGACTTACGATGCTGCTGGTGTAATCTGGCAAATCATTGACCCCAATAAATTTGAAGACTGGAGCCTTGGCACTGTTCCTTTGATGGTTGCTTCATTCGCTACTGAAGCAGAGTGCAAGTCTTGGATTGATGGGGTTTTGCCATGAGCAATATAAGCAAACTACGCGCCATGCTGCGCGACATGGAAGACAGCCTTGGCATCCTTGGGGATGTCATAGGCGCTGTCTGCGTCTTCGGAATACTAATTATCGGTTTATTTTTTGCAGGAGTTTACCAATGAACCTCACAACAACACATGATTTTGTAATCACTCATATGATGGACAACGGCACTACATTCGGGGTGCGCGTTGATACTGGCGAAAGCGTACACGTTTCGCCGCGTTTATCTCAGCAATGTGATGCTCAGATCGATGACATCTGCACCGGAATATTAGTGCGCAATACGCAGTCTAACGCAGATCGTACACCTTGGGTTGCCGCCTATGTAGAAAAAGCTCGCCCTGCGAAGGATATGTTTAGGGAAATGTTTGGCGATATGCGCCCTGAGCCAGTCGAAGAAGCGCCAAGGGAGCGCACTTGGGATGAGATAGCTGATGAAATTATTGCTTTCCTGAGCAGCCCAGAGGTTTCATACTGTGAGACATCAGACATTAGCGAGGCAGTCGATATGGAAACCCGCAAGTTAAGCAATGTGCTGGAGCATATGCACAGCCACGGCAGAATATGCAAAGCAGAGGTGCGCCAGAAGGCAGAGCAAGAGCGCATATCTATGGCGCTGTGGTCTATTGATATGAGCGTGTACCAATGAGCTATTGCAGAGAATGTGAAGGTACAGGCCGCATAGAGCGCCGCAGCTTTATGCAAACAGCCGAAGACGCCACATGGGAAACATGGACGGAACCATGCACCTATTGCGCAGATGAAGATGATTATGATTGGCGCGGGGAGGATCAGGAATGACTGACACTATCGCAGTGTGGTTTAGTTCAGGTGCAGCAAGCGCTGTGGCTGCGTATAAGACGCTAAACAAGTATGGCATGATCGCCAACGTGCGCGTCATAAATAACCCAGTCGCGGAAGAAGATGAAGACAATATGCGCTTTCTGCGTGACGTTGAAAAGTGGCTTGGCGTTGAAATAGAGTTTGCGGAAAACCCATCATACCCAAGCCATTCAGCGGTAGACGTGTGGGCTAAGCGCAAATTTATGTCAGGCGTTGCTGGCGCACCCTGCACCGTAGAGCTAAAAAAACGCGCTCGGCAAATCTGGGAAGAAAGCAACAAGCCTGACTGGCATGTGCTTGGCTTTACTCTGGAAGAACAGCAGCGACATGACAGGTTTGTGCTGACTGAGCGCGACAATGTTATTCCCGTTTTGATTGACCAAAAAATGAGTAAAGCTGACTGCTATATGTTCCTAGCAGAGCATGGCATAAAGCCGCCACGCATTTACAGCTTAGGCTATCCAAACGCCAACTGCATAGGCTGCGTTAAGGCAACTTCCCCGACTTACTGGAACCATGTGCGTGAAATGCATCCTGATGTGTTTAACCAGCGAGCAGAACAATCACGCGGTCTTGGCGCAAGGTTAGTGCGGGTAAATAATAAGCGCATTTTTCTGGACGAACTATCGCCAGAAGCAAAAGGCCGACCAATGAAAAACTTGGATTTTGAGTGCGGCATATTCTGTGAGGAAATAAAATGACTAAAACAACATGGATTGCCCTGATGGTATTCTCATCGCCATATGAATGCGCAGACTTCATCGAGAAGTACAAAGCCAATCTATATGGCCCAGTGCAATGCGTCATCCAATATGAAGAAACAAACACCGTGCGCCCCAAGCGCAAGCCGGAGCAAACAGATGCGCCACGTTGATCTATGCTCTGGCATTGGCGGTTTTGCATTAGGCTTTGAATGGGCGGGGTTAAGCGCACCTGTGTTATTCTGTGACATAGAAGATTGGAGCCGCCAAATATTAAAAAAACATTGGCCAGATGTGCCGATTACTGAAGATGTAAAGGAGTTAGCCAATGACCCAGATGGAAATGTTCCCGACTGCGACATCCTCACAGCGGGATACCCTTGTCAGCCCTTTTCATTTGCCGGGGAGCGCAGAGGCACAGAAGATGACAGACATATCTGGCCATACATATTTTCCATTATTCAAGCCAAACGACCCGCTTGGTGCGTTTTCGAGAATGTTTATGGGCACGTCTCTATGGGCCTCGACGAAGTGCTATCTGACTTGGAACGTGAAGCCTACGCCACAAGGCCGTTCGTTGTTCCAGCTTGTGCCGCAGACGCTCCGCACAAGCGCGACAGGGTGTGGATCATCGCCAGAAATGTGGGCAACACCAGATGCGCAATCAGGGAAACGGGGCGGGACGCTGAAGAGGGGCAAGCGACCATCAGGGGCAAATCGTCAAGTGTCAATAAACGATCAGGTAAAGATGTGGCCTACGCCGACAGCGCACATCAGCAAAGAAGGTGCATATCCATCGGAATACAATCGCAACACAACAACGCTAACGGCAGATGCGACAGCATCGGAAGGGAAGCCCCACAGTTCTGGCTCCCTGAACCCCCAGTGGGTAGAGTGGCTAATGGGATACCCAGAAGGGTGGACAGACTTAAGGGATTAGGTAACGCGATTGTGCCACAAATTGCACAGCGCATAGGAGAAACAATTAAGGCTATAGAGGAGAATAACGATGGCTAAATGGGATCTGTCTAAGATCGAAAACTGCTCAACTGTGGGCGATTATATTGATGAAGATGATACGCGGCCAGATCAGCCAACGCCGCTGATGATTGTGCGCTCAATCAACCGCAAGGCAGATATTATGCGAATGGATGCTGGACGTGGACCAGAGCGCCGCACAATGAAGCAACGCGCTGAGGAAATCATGTCGTTGTGCAGCATGTTGGAGAGACGCCTATGAATGAACCGATGACGCTCCTAGATCGCTGGAAGGAAATGGCCACCATAGAAAACGCAAGAATGCACCGCCGCATGATTGGGCGGGATGATATGCACCCTTATTCTCACAAACCTTGGGCAATCGAGGCGTTGCGCAAGGAAATTGAGCGGTGCTTGAGGAGGCATGGTGAGCTATCTGTTGGCGATTTGTGCAGCATGATTGAGCAGGACGTGACGCATATTGACCTTGGCCTGAAGACCCTGCGTGAGCGGCGCAGGATTGTGAAAACGTCTTATATTCATGGCCAGCAGTTATATCGGGTAAGCACAAAGGATGAGCGCCACTTGTAGATTGCTCGCCAAATATAGCGATACAAAATACCGCGTAGCCAAATCATTGATTATGCGGTATTTTTATGTGTGGCCAACAGAAGCAGCATCGGACGTGCAGGCGAGTTTCTCGTTGCCGCCGAACTTGAGCAGCGCGGGATACGCTGCCATCGGGTTGATATGCAGGACGATGACCTCTGGGTGAAATCGTCTAGCGGTGATCTATTGACCCTGCAAGTCAAGACAACCCTTGAGCCACGTCCAGATCGTGGCCGACCAGTGTGCTACGCATTTACACGCGCTGATGGTGATGCGCAAATATTTGCGTATGTGGCCATGGATATACGCTTGTTCATACTGCGCGGCCCACCAACCGGCAAAACTGTACGCATAAAGCCTGCCGATTTTACACAGCAGGCTATGGATGGCAGCATATTAAGATTTCTGGGTGGTTCGTGAGGCCAGCCGAAGCTGACCCCAAATCGTCATATCATTAGTTCAAAATGAGGGCCATCGATAAATGGCCTTCTGCCCTGACTTCTTCGCAGATCCACATATTCGTTCATGGCGTCTTCCATAGATCTACCTTGGCCCTTCCATGTGCCGATGCAGTCGATCTGCCATGCAGCCCCCCAGCGTACTTTTATGCCAAGTGAATTAGCTGCTTCTGCCATTGCGTCAGCTAGATCATCATAAAGGTTTAGCTCCCATGATCCCCTGCCCGAAATATAAGCCATTATATCGACTGCAAGGCCATCCAGATGCTTGCTTTTCATGGTTTGGCTGGCACCCTTAGCAACCAGCGCTTTCTGCATCTCCAGAGTGCGCATACCCTGCACAACACCAAAGTCAGTCTTGGTTAGATTAATTGCCATCTTAACGACTGCCACCATGCGGCTGTCTACGCCCTCTAGCCGATCAAGGCTGCGCTGTGATAACTTGAATGTCATTTGTTCCCCCTAAAGAACTTTGTTGCAGAGCGAACCCCGAAGCTGGCGGCGACTATAACGCCTAAAGTGTACTGATACCAGTCTGGCATGGCTTCCAGCGCTACAAACCCCTCTGCAACGGCTGTGCGCCCCCATTCGCCGCAGAAAGAAAGCACCAATGGCACAGAAAACAAAGCCACAAGCCATTCATCCTTAAAACTGTTCTGCGATCCTTCAGCCATAATGCGCTCCCAATCGGCAACGCTGGTCTTTTCTGACAGCATGATTTTAGCCTTAGCCTCTGCTTCAGTTAGCTTTAGCTTTGCTGCTGCTGCATTCTTATCAGCCTTGCCTTGCAGCCATGATCCAGCAAGGTTTGCTATTGGCGCTATAAATTGCATCATTTCTCAGACCCCAGCCATATGGCAAAAGCTCCGCTCATGGCCCCTGTGACAACTGATATTAGGCCAGCTTGTTGCGTCGATAAATCGGGCTGGCTTAGCGCCCACTCAATGCAGCGTATATACATCACCGTCATTACCAGCATCATCAGACGCGGCATGATCTTATATTCCAAAAGCTTTTCCATCTTACACCTCTATGTTAATATTATCGCCTTACAGCCACCCAGACAAAGCCGAATAGAGCGCCAACGCAGAGCAGGAACAGCAATAATCCTGCACACCAAGAGATTATTTTCTCCTTGCGCTCTATTCGCTTGTACTGCGCATCCTTCTGCTTCTGCCGGATTTCGTTTTCCATACGGATAAGTTCCTGCCAAGCTGATGGGCCAAGCGTTTCACTAATCATCTTGCGCAGATCATCACGCATATTCTCGCGCTGCTTCTTCTGCACAAACAATTCCATTGCTTGCTGCTCAACATTGCCAAAGCTTTGATACCACTTTGGGTTTTCTACGCGCTTGGCGGCAAAATCGAAGTCGGAGATAGCCTTTGACCAGCGCCCTAAATCGCCCGCCATGCCCTCCAGATCCCGCCCGATCTGGCATCCTTTGCGTATAGCGTTAAACGCAGCGCCAGCGGCCATAATTGCAGTTGCGGGGTCTATCATCAGGCACCTTTGCCCACCTTTACTGCCGGTGGACATCTAAAGTTATACGGTATCTTTATAACATATGGGTAGTGATAATAAAATCCGCTTGGGCATCTGTATATACAAGCGTTATACAGCACATGGCCCTCTACTATAACGCCAACCGCTATACCGGCCAGCGCACAGATCATCTTTCCATCAGCCTATCTATTTTTTCTTCTATGCGATCAAATCGCGCCACAATCTGCGTCATTACAGCGGAGCTATCAGTTTTCGTGACATATTCCCGCGCCATTTCTTCGCGGGTTTTGTTTAGCAATATGCTAATGCGCTGAACTTCAGCGTATGCACTGCGAAGCAGCCACCCCATTAAGCCTAAACCAGCCGTTAAGGCAATGCTCCACAGCGCATCCATTTCCATTATTCTTGGCCTTCCAATTCTGCCTTCAGATCAGCAAAGAAAGCATCACGCCCCCTTTGTATCTCTATTAGGTTAAACTTAGCTGCATTAACCTTACCATCCATTCGAGCTAGATGGTTAATTAATATCTTAGCATCATCGCTAAGTTCACTTTCCAAATATTCCACATCATCAATAATGACCTTTTTCTCTTCAGTCACGTTGATCTCCTCTCTAGGTTATGTCTACCACGGAACCCCGCTTGCAGACGTTGGATTAACTATCGCATCAATCTTAGACGCAATAGCAGCTTCAGTATCCTCTTGGGATACATGACCCCAGACCCAGCCTTGAGCTTGAGCCTCAGTTATATTTTTATACGGCGTGAAGTCAGACGCAGAGGCATCGTAGGTTAGCCCACAAGTGCCATAGCTAGATGCTGAGTTGCCATCGTCATCAACGCCTGAGCAGCGCCAGTGAGCAATGTAAACGCCACCGTCAGCGATTTCGTGTTCTAAGTTTGGAATAGTCCAAGTGTAAGTGATAGCCATAATGTTTCTCCTTTAGGCGTTTTCTAAGGCAGTGATACGTGCCTCTAACTCTTTGATTGTAGCAACCAACAATGGCACTAGCTTACTTTGGTCAATGCCTTGGTAATCAGGAACGCTGCGTGTACCCATGATAGCTTCAGTAACGACATTGCCATCATCATCTAAGACTGCTGATGTGACTTCATATTCCTCGTCACGCATTGCGTCTTTTGTGCCTGTAACAGCCTCTGGAACAACTGACTGAACTTCATGTGCTAAGAAGCCATCGACTGTAGTGTTAGCATCAGCAATGAAGTTAAAACGTGCAGGTT